GAGCAGATTCGTAGATGAATCTGCCGTTGGCTCATATCGGGAAAAAGAGAAAGTTGAACGTCTCTTTAGTACCTATTTGAGCTTTGGTGCTTGTTCTGTCGACGTAGTTCCATGGGAAAAAAAGAAGGGTTGCCCCACTCTTCTCCATTGGGATAGCGCGGTCCGTCTTGTGAAAAGCAAGTTTGGATTGGACGCTCGTGTTGTTCTTCACGAGGTCCAGCAGGATGGGCGGTTATTTAAACCGCCGCGGTCCACTCCGCCTGGCGACTACCTTACGGGAGTTTGCCAGACATACTCATCGCTACGATGTTCGCAGTCGATGATGAGAAGTGGAGCCCTTGTCCAAGGGTTTTGTGAGATTTTGGAATTTCACGTTGGCCAGAAAGTATGGGATAGCTTTGACTTTGCAGTCATTGTTTTCTTTTTATTGGACCTTTCTGGCCGGATGGAGGAAGTGGTGAAGTTTTCCACTACGGTTCTATCTGCAAAAATCTTAATGCAGAGTTTTCCTCCATCACGTGGTGACCTGGGAGTTTTTCTCCTGGGTTATCGAATTGATCGGATGTTCAGTCGTTATCGAGGCTACAGTACAAAGTGCCTCCGAGTAGCGCTGGACCTATTGAACCTTAAGAGATGCTGCCCAACAGTCAGTGATGACTTTGTTCGAGGCGCCATGCAGAAGCATGCTCAGACTATTTGTGGGCCGTTTCGGTCTGCTGATACTCCTCTTGAGGTGCACGAAGAGCTTAAGCTCTTCATGCGGAATCAGGTAGCGGATTTTGGTTTTCCAGATCCGCTTAAACTGGAACTTCCGTCTCTCTCTGGCTGCTTCGGTATAACCCGGAGTAGTGGAGGAGCTGAAGGACTGGTTGACCGTTGGGAATTCCCGAAAGAGGAAGTCAAAACGGTTTATAATCAGAGACTATACAAGAAAGAGGTTCGCCTTCGTCAGGCGAACAAGGAAATCTTTCGAAGTTATGGTCTTGATCCTGATTGTTCAGAACTCATCCTTGAGCCTTTGGGGCTCGGATTGAGTTATCCGAGGGGGTTGCTTCATTGTGTGCGTCATGAGATTTTGAATCCGTTAGAGGATTTTATCTCCGCCGAAGCAATCCCCATCGCTGAGCCTTGTAAGGTTCGGGTAATCACCAAAGGTGATCCTGTTCCCTACTTGGCGGCCAAGTCTTTTCAGACTTCGGTGAGCAAGTGGTTATCTAAAAACCGAAACTTGAGTCTTACACGGTCCTCCTTTTCAGAGGCGGACGTGGTAAAGTTCCTTGAGGATTCTGTTGCCTATTACGGTATTCGTGATCTGCTGATTATTTCAGCCGATTACTCTGCCGCGACGGACAACCTTCTCTCGGATTTATCGGTTAAGGTAGCCAGTGAATTCGTCCCGATTTTTGGGTCGACTTACGTCGACCTTTTAATTCGGGCCCTGACTCGGCATGTTGTTTACTATGATCGGAGTCTTCTGGGTTCTGTTCCAGATGGTTTTCTTTATGAAAAACAAAATGGAAGAGACGTCACAGAAGATGACTGGATCAATCGACTCGACAGGAAGTCAGCGTTATACGGAGTAAAAAAAGTCCGTGTATATGGAGTTCAGCACAATGGGCAATTAATGGGGTCTTATGCCTCGTTCGTTACGTTGTGTCTTGCTAACCTCGCCGTGATCGGATCGGTCGTTCGCCCACTTGGAAAAGTGAGGCGATTACCCATTCTGGTTAACGGTGATGACTCGTTGTTTTGCCTACCAAGTTTGGCAGACTATGAGGTCTGGAAAGATCGGACAACCCAATGTGGGTTGGCCTTGTCTCCAGGGAAGAACTATGTTGTTCCGTGGAATCCTTCTTCCAATAAGCCATCGTTTTTGATGATTAACTCGAAAGGGTTTCAAATTAACGGTATGTCAGTTCGACATGTACCGTACATTAATGGTGGACTTCTGCGTGGATGGACTAAACTCAATGCTGAGTTTTGGTCCCTTCATTCGGCAGAGAATGGAATTGCTTCGCGTTTTAATCAGTTGACATCTGGGTTTGATCCCAAAGTTAGCTGGTTGTTAGCGAAGAAGTTCATTCGTTGGTGGTCTTGGGCGCTGTACAATCCGGGTATTATCCCGTCGTCTGTGCCCTGGTACCTACCGGAAAGTTTCGGTGGGTTAGGATTCAACCCAATAATTGTTCTTGGGCACCGTTGTTGTCCGGGTCGTGAAAATCGACCTTTGGATTTAACATGTGCCTATGGGATCTTCACGGAGTTCCGTGGTCCCCCTGTGAAAGCCGAAGGATATTCGGTTCCAGAGGAGAAAGATTATCTGGTTGGGGAGCGCAAGATGGTACGGGCTGTTCAGCCCGTTCGTCATGCGTTATCCTACAATGCGGATTCAATAATCCTCTGGAGGAGTTTGACACGTCGATACAAGTCAGAGAGTTCATCTCTCTGTCGGCGTGCTGCAAAGCTCCAGGACAAGGTCGATGCGGTGTGTGCCAAAGGTGGAGTACGTTTTGTATTCTCAAGGACACCGCTTCTCCGAACGGATTACCCACTTGGTTGGGTTGATCCAGAAGCCGTTCCTCCACTATTTTGTGGACGAATCAGCGATAAGGCCGATTTCCCAATGAGGGAGTTGGCCCAATTCGAAATGGACGAGGACCACCGTCCGAGCTTCGGCAAAGAGTCTTATGAGTGGCGCCACCGCGAATTTCTTCGTGGTGTCAAAGAGTGGGATCGAACCCTTAAAAGGTTTTACCACTTTCAGCGGCCTGAACATATGACTAATTGTGCTCTTGAAGATTTTCTTTGGAGCCATCAATTTGTTACACCCCTCGTACGCCTGGGGTGGACTGATGGAATCTCCTGTGATAATCCGGAGCTGAAGCTTTTCCCTGATGATCTTCTGTTTCAGGGTGTGAAGTTGATTGCGCGAGAAGATGTCGCGCCGTACCGAGAGATCTCGGTACGCGGTTGATCGAAGAACATTTTTACATACACATTATTGCTCAATGTAGAATAATTCATGCAAGGCGGTCGCCCATATCTACTGTTTCCTAACCCAATCTTTTTAAGAAAAGAGGTTGGTCTGGGGGGAAGTGAGGTATGGCCGATGGCAACCTGCTGGCAATCCTGGTGGTCGTGAGACCATCAGGGGCGAAATGGGGGTATTGATCCCAGTCGTCGCGGAAAAATAGAAAGAATATTCCGTAGCTTGTGTATGTGACGAGAAACCGTGGTGTTTGGAATAAAGAAAAGAGCGAG